CCTTCTGAAACCACCGAGGAGCAAATTTGCTTCATGAACGAAGCGCTTGCCGTCGCTGCGGTGTTGGTAATCTCGTACCTGACCGGCAAAATTGCCGTGGTCATGTAAACAGAAGTGATGTCGTTTGCATTCTCAAAGGTGTGGCAGACGATGTAGTTGCCGTCAATGATGAACCCGCACCGAACAGATCCAACCCCAAGCCACTCAAAGTCCATCCACAAAATTTGTGCTTTGGTCAGGTCCAGGGTGTAGCCGGAGTCCCCCGTCCCATCAAGTTTGTCGCCGTTCCAGTCCGCTTGGTTGACCGCCCGCGCATCGCTGACAGATCCTGAGATGTAAGACCTCAGGACGAAGGAAACAGTGCTGTCCGCTTGCTGGAGGAAGACGCCGTTTTGGGTTCCAAAGTACCCCGCCCGTTGACGCAGCCCGGTCTTGGCAGTGTTCATGACGAACGTAGCCAAACACAACAACCCCTTACCCGGCTGGTACGGCATGCACCTGTAAGTCTGTCTTACAACTTCAGACCCACTGGAGGTGGTGACATTCATCCTCACCGATGATTCGTTGGTCAAGTACGTGGTTGAGCCTCCAGTGGCGGTGCTGGTGTCAAACTGATTGTCAATAGCGTAGCGGTTCTGAGAATCAAACAGCGTGTACGGAGCGCTGGTTCTTAGCCGCCCGAACGCATCAACATTGGTGCCGCCAATAGAGATTGGTACTGGGTTTCCTGTAGTTGCCACGATCTGCCCCAGTAAGTTGTCAAGCTGATTGAAGTACAGGCGCAGCACATTGACAAGCGCGTCCATATAGGACTTGTCGTAGTCTAGCGTTGGCTTGGGTAGCGCAGGCGCGGTAAAGCGCTTGATGATGGCTGCCCAGATCGTCACGATTTACGTCCGTCAGGCCTGATGTCTAAACGACATGCACCAAGCTGCCACTGCACACCAAGTTGGTCTGATGCGGCCTTGAGAGAAATCTGCCTGCCACGCACTCGAATGTTTACCTGCCCCGTGAACTGGTCAATCGGCACTGTGGCGCTACGCACTACAGGGTAAGCGTTTTCACCTGCCACCGACATATCTGAAGTCACGGAAGCAACAGGCACCACACCTCGGGTATACCCTGAGCCTGAGTTCTGCAAAGGTAACAGCGTCAGGTTCATCGTCGGGCTTTCAGATATGGAACCGGTGAAGTTCACATCAGGCAGCACCCGCCAGACAAACCCAAAGTTGTGCCCGTCTTCAATATCAAACTCGGACGAAGTAATGAACGCTGCAATCGGCAGCGTGGTCGTCGTGGCGTTGTCATCAACGCCGGTCTCGTGATAAATCAAGCGCCGGTTGTAGTCGGTAGCCATTGGCACATCATTGGACACGCTGGTGTCAATCCAAGCGGTCCTGCCCATCGTTCCGTAATACCACGCCTTCTCGACGTAGTTGTAGATCACGTAACTGTCAATCGCGGTGCTATTCTTGGAGCAGTAAAACCACCAAACTTCATTGAACTGCTCGTTTGTGGATGCAAAAACCTGCTGAGATTGGTTTAGGTTGAAATTGTTAAACACAAACTGACGCAGATCGCAGACCAGATTCTGGACGCGACCGTCGTACATATAAAACTTACCGTTACCCATCCAGTACGTCACACCAGCAGCCGTCGCCCATGCGCGGTCACTAAGGATGGAAACGCTGTCGGATAGGATCTGTGAGCCCCAGACAATAGGAGGCCCCAGGTACTGCAGTGAGTACAAGGCTGTGTCGGTCCAAACCAAGAACTCCTGGCGGACCTGGGCTACAGCCTCAATGACAGAGCCGTGAGACAGGCGCAAGCTGCCCGCTTGATTGGTTGCAGAAGGGGTCCAATTGACCGCGCTCTCCTGATCCGACCATCTGATCAGCATTGTGTCTTGCGTGGCAGAGCCGTAGTCATTACAGCCCAGCGCCAAAACAAAACGCGATGTGTCGGACACCACAACCAAGTGCTGCACGGTAGGCACATCAGAGGCACCAGCCAAAGATGTCAGCGCCACGCCACGAGTGCTTAAACCTGCTGTCTGGTCCCAGTAATACAGCGGACCATCCTTAGGCCCAAAGATCAAGTCTTCGCCAAAGTTGTCATTGTTCCAAACACGGATAGACGATGTGCTTGCAAGGCCGTTGCCCCAAGTCCCAAGGCCCCATCCTCCGGCACCCCAGCCAGTCACTGCTGTTTGCAGAACATCACCAACACTTACTTGGTAACTTGCAAGGACAGTAGCGCCACCATAAGAGCCAACAGCAATGTTGGAGCCGGTTGTGATGGTGTATGTGTCGGCGGTCAGAACCGTGACTTGAAACTCTGCATTAAAAATGGTGTCGTAAGTGCCTGTCGCGCCACTGAAAGTTACGAAATCACCCGTGATGCAGCCGTGAGCAACATCAGTCACAGTGACGGTGGTGGTGCCGTTGCCTGTAAACGGATTGTTCAGTGTTGCTGTGCTTCGGATGGGCGTGACATCGTTGTACGTGCCCCCACCAGACAGCGCGATGTAGTACTTCAGGTTTGTGCCAAGCCCTACATAAGCCACGCCTGACAAAGCCGACCACGCCCACAAGGAGCGGCACACACCCAGGAACTGCTCATTGCTGACCTGCTGCCAGCCGCCAATCTTTTCTGGACTTCCTTGACGGAAGCGGATCTTGTCACAGGAGTACCAGCCGCCCTCATTGAAGTAGCGGGTGTTTTCTCTGTTTACACCAGACTTGGCTACAAATTTCTTGAGTGGCATGACTACCCCAAAAACAACGCACGTTCATCCCTGCGCCGCCTGACCAGTCCTGGCAATTCCTTGCCACCACCCTTTGTCCACATCATGAATGCATCAGCGGCATCTTCAAACTCACCGCGATTATTCTTCATCCGGATGGTGCTGCGCTGATAATTTCCCAGGCCTGCGTTGAATGCAAAAGAGACCACAGCGTCAAATGCGCCTTGACGACCAACCAGATTAGGAGACAGTCGAAGAGCACCACGCTCAAAAGACGCGACATCTTCGCTGAAGAGCTCTTCAATCTCATCTTTAGTCCAGGCGCGATTGTCTTCAGGGCGCAGCGGGAACTCTTTGCGGATCATGCCTTGGTAGTCGCCTACACGAACTACAGGCAGTCTGATCTGCTCTTGATACAGAACTCTTCCCCAGCCAACCGTCCAAATTTGGGCCGGGCATAAATATGGCCTGTTCCGATACCCTTCGTACCGGTGCATCAGCGCCGCACCGATGGGGCTCAGTTTCACTTCTTGCTCCCACACTTGTCAAAGTGATAACGGCGCATATTCCCGCCGCCGCCTTCAACCTCGCAATGCGGGCACTTCAATACTTGCCTTTTGCCCTTACACGCCGCACTAAGTTTAGCCCGATAGTCAGGGTCAGCCAGACGCTTTGCTGCCGCCTTGACATAAAGATGTCGTTTGCGCTTGACTCCAGTTGCACCATTGGCGCTTGGTGCCTTGTTGTACAAGTCACTCAACCACATTTCAAGAAATGCAGTCTCCAGTTCTTTTGCCTCTTCAATTGAGTCGGTTTTGCAAATCACCTTAAAGTCAAAACCGCCTACGCCATACGCCTTTGCGTCTTCAGCGTAGCCTTGATAGTGCAAAAACCGACCTGTATTGATGTAGCACTTGTGATGCCGCATTCGCAGTTCAACATTTGTGGAGCTGCCAATGTACGCCCTGCCATTGTGTTTATTGACAACAGCGTACAAACCAATAGTCATTTCTTGCTCCAGCTACGCGATCCAAACCAAAACCCTAGTATACCCCCAAGCATTGCCATCTCGTCATCAGAGAAGATCACCGTAGTGATGCGGATGAGGTCATCCACGTTGTTGATCAACCCCTGCTGATTAAACGCATACCAAGCGATGGCTGCGTTAATGGCGACAAGCTCAAGGATGAAGATGTACGTGACCGTCGGCCTGACGGTGCCCACGTAGCTGGCGACCCACTTGCTGGCCTTCTCCAGCACCTTCTTGTCATGGTCGAGCGCAGCCTCGGTCATCTTGGCCTCAGTCTGCATGGCAATCTGGTCGGTGCGGATCTCTTCCATGCGGGCCTGGGCAGCAAAACCTTGGGCAGCAAGCTGCAACTCCCGCTCGATCTGCACGCGGGCAAGTTCAAGTTCGTGCTTCTGGTCTGCGCGGTTCTGGAAGTAATCAAGCAGCTTCGGCAAGCCGCTGATGAGCAGGCCCCCAAGCGTTGAGAGAAGGGACAGCATGTTTAGCTCCTTGTGGTGATGGTGTCTTCACCCTTGGTGACCGTGACCTTGCCGTCGTTTACATCCACACGCATGGGCTGCTCTGGACGGTCAAGCCTGTCGAGCTTTTCAATCAGGGACTTGATGACCTCAAACTCAGGCTTCTCTTGCTTGGGGTTGGCCCCGGCAATACCGTTAAGCATGGAGATAAGCGCCGTCAACGCAGCACCAAGCAGACCCATTACCGCAGCAATCTTCTCGGATTCAAGCGCCAAGGAGGCCAAGACACCGATCACCACGATGAACGTGATGTAGAACAGCCCCTGCTTGCCGATGGCTTTGCCAGCGACTTCCTTGGCTGTGCTTTGGGCTTCAAGCCTGTTTAACTCGGCACGGGCCTGCTCTTGAAGCAGTTTGATTTCGTCTGCTTGGGTCATGGCAGTGCGTTAATTTGCGCCTGCAAAGCCTGAATTTGAGCAAGCAGTTCTTCTTTGGTCGGGCTAGAAGGTTCAGGCGCAGAAGGCGAGGGAGGGGGTGCTGTCCAGTTGGTGCCATCGAAGGACCAACCAATGCCCGCTCCCTCTGGCAGTGCTACCCAGCCCTGTTCTGCTGCGTATTCGGGAGATGCTAGAACGGCGTTTATGACGATGTCGGACTCAATAATTGCGTAGTTTTTCATAGCGATTTACCAAGAAATTACGATAACTTGACCAGCAGCGCCATTGCCCCCGTTTCCAGACGCAACACTTCCGGTTCCTCCGCCGCCACCTCCACCAGAAGGAAAACCTCCTGCCCCACCCGCTCCAGCCGTGCCGCTATTAGTTCCGCCGCCACCACCCCCACCTGATCCATTAGTTCCCGCAGTACCAGCTACACCAGAAGAGCCGCCAGCACCACCGCCACCCACATAAACAATTGCGCTTGAAGCGCCAGATAATCCACCTGCACCACCTGCTTGGTTTGCAGGGCCACGACCGCCGCTACCTCCACCACCACCGCCAAAAGCAGAACGACCGCCTTCAAAACTAGTAGTCCCATTCCCGCCTTTTGCTCCAGATCCACCTCCAAATACTGACGCAAATGTGTAATCTGGATAAGTACCAGCAGCACCTTGACCCCCTTGTGGAGGGGCTCCAGGGACACCAGGGCTACTTGATATAGAACCTCCCTGACCTCCGGCCAAAGAGATCAAGGAGCCGAAAGATGAAGTGCCCCCAGCAGAACCAACAGAGTTAGTGGTGGTGCCACCTGCCCCACCTGCACCAATAGTGACAGACTCCGTTGACCCTAAGGACGCGGCAGTAAATATTTTTTGAAAATAACCGCCGCCTCCACCACCTCCACCGCCATCTTCGTTATTGGCAGATCGAGCACCGCCACCACCACCACTCCAAACCCCGACCATCACCGTCGTCTTGCCAGATGGCTTGGTCCAAGTGCCGGAAGAAGTAAATACTTGAACATCTGCCCCAGGCGGTGCAGAACTTGTCCAAGCAGTTCCGTTACTGGTCAGCACATTTCCAGACGTACCAACAGATGTAACGCCTGTGCCGCCATTAGCTACAGGCAAAGTACCCGTCACGCCCGTGCTTAACGGGATATTCGTAACGGTATTGCTGGCCCCGCTGATCGTCTTGTTGCTCAGCGTGTTGGTGCTGGTCGCCGTCAGGACGTTACTGGGCGTGATGATGTTGGAAAGGTTTGCCATGTGTTACTCCGGCTGAGTGGGCCACTGAACTTCCCAAGGGAAGCCGGTTTGAGAAGTGATGTCACGCAGTTCTTGACGGTACGCCGCCCATGCGGCTTTGTCCACCGGGGCGTCAATTAACTGAGTCCAGTCGGTCTGATAGAGCTTTTGATTACGAGTAAAGCGCACCTCGGCAGATTTACGCTCATCTTCTAATGTTTTCTCGCTATCGCTCATAGCAACTGTTTCCCATGTTTGACACCAGATTCCGTACTGATTTTTTACAGGAGTAACCTCGATATTTTTTTGATACCGAGCAACGGGTGGCTGGCTACGAAAATCATAAATACCATAGCCAAACGGCTCAATAAATGAGTCCGTTATCACAGTTGGAAATGTCGCATTTGTAAGAACTTGACGCAAATTTTCTTCAACAATTACGTTGCCTTCTGGTACGCCATTATTGAGTTTGATAAAGTGTGTCATTTACACGTTCCCTGTATTAGTTGATGGAAATTGGCGCGTGGTCCCGGGCCAAATGATACGAACTGCGCCGACGTTGCCTAACCCACCGTTCTCGCCGCCCCCGCTCTGCCCACCTCCACCGCCACCACCACCGTATTGCCCGCCATTCGCGCCAGCGCCGATACTTGGACCCGTTCCACCTGAGAAACCACCTGAGCCCCCGCCACCACCGTTACCGCCTGACCCGCCGCCAGAACCGCCGCTGCCAGAACCTAAAAGCCCTATGCCACCGCCACCGCCACCGCCACCGGGAACTCCATTACCGCCCCCACCGCCACCTGAGTCGCCAGCACTACTACTGCCTGATGTGTTAAACGGCCCACCTTGGCCTCCCCCTGCCGTATAGCCGCCCGTGCCGCCACCGCCCCCTGAACCGCCGCCATCACCGTTACCGCCTGCCCCGCCTGCATTAACTCCAGTGCCTACGGTAGTGTTTGGGTTTGCAGGGCCTGAACCTCCGGATGGTGTTCCGCCGCCCCTGCCACCTTTTGCAAGAACAGTGCTGCTATTATTAAAGTAACTAGAACCACCGTAATCGCCCGAGTTGTTCGCCGTTCCTCCAAGTCCATAGATACCAACAACTACGGTATAACTAACCCCTGGGGTAACTGAGTAATTATTTATGTAACTTAAATCCCCACCACCGCCGCCACCACCGCCACCAGAAGACCCACTGCTGCCACCACCTCCCCCGCCGCCTCCACCGACGCAAACAACGGAAACAGAGGTAACACCGGCAGGGCAAACCCAAGAATAAGTCCCGTCACCGGTATAGGCTTGTTGACCTGGGGGCGCGACAAAGCGACCAAGCATCCCAAACCCACGAGCGGAGGCAGCACCCCGAGTTCCGAGCATCGGCATTATGCAAACCTCGTCTGGGCAGCAAAAACGCTGTACGTTGACGCAGCAGTTTTTACTACCGTGTAAGAGTAGATGTCCACGCTCGACGCATTACCCGCTGTAGGCGCTGTACCGCCCTGCCATCTGGTAGTAACTCCTGACGTAGTTCCGTCAACCTGCACTACGTTGTTGTAGTACGCCGTTCCGCCGTTTGTAACCAAAAACACCACCGTGACCGATTGGCCTGTAGCCAACGCCGTGTTCAGCGTAGTTCCTGAAGAGGCTCTCAGGTTGACCGTAAAGTTGGCAGAGGCATTGGTGGTGTAGTACAGCACCGACTGCGTGGTGATGTCGTAGTTGATCGTGCCGGTCGCTGCTGTGGCGCTGATGGTGGCGACTTCTGCTGCATCGTTGAGCACCATTCCCAGCACACTGCTGGAGCCACTGAAGGTCTGGGTGTCCGTGAATGTTTGAGCAAGGCCCAAGACCGCAACCGTGCTGGTTGCGTCAGGCAGCGTCAAAGTTCTGCTTGCCGTCAGAGTTGTGGGCTGCAGGGTTGCACGGAAAGAAGACGATCCGCCCGCACGGCCTGCGAGGATGATGCCGTCTTGGGTTGATGTCGCCGTGCCGAAGGTCTGGCCCGTGGCGTTGTAGAAGGTGTTTGCACCAGTGAAGGCGTTGTTACCCGGCTGGGTTGCAACGTTACCGCCCTGACCACCGACCTGGGCGTACACCTCCCATGTCGTACCGTCGTAAACAAACTGGACACTGACCCCGGTGATGTCACACACGAGGTTTTCAGCCAAACCGCCGATGGTCGATCCGTTTCGCCCAACCGTTAGATTGTTGGTGCCCCATGACGCACCTGCATCAGCAATCACAACCTGAGCGCCAGTGGCTGGTGTGGCGGGCAAAGTGACCGTAAACGCACCACCTGCAGTGCTGGTCAGAACACCCTGCTTGTCAGTTGCCGTGACAGCGGTAGTTGTGAAAATGTAGGTCAGGCCACCAGCAGGCAGCGCAGCAGAAGTCCACGTTGTACCGTTGCTGGTCAGGACGTTCCCGTTGGCTCCAGATGCCGTCAGGCCCGTACCGCCTGATGCTGCGCCAAGTGCAGAGCCCAGCGTCAAAGAACCGAGCGAATTGAGCGTTTCAACTACGTTGGTGCCATCACAGTACAACAGGCGACTTTGCCCCGCAGGGACGGCTATGCCGGACCCCGCTGAGGTCTTGAGCGTCATCGCAAAGCCGCCCGTGGTGTTATTGCGGAAGACATACATCTTGCTCGCAGCAGGGCAGATGACGTTTCTTCCAGCCCCCGGAGTGCCGGTGGCGTTGATAACCATGGCCCGAGCTTCGTCTGTCGTGCCGTTGTTGTTGGTGAGTGTGTAATCAGTTCCGCCAACAGTGATGCTGGCGGTCCCCGCAATCGACGTATCGATCAGGGTCGTGATGCCCGTGTTGACCAAATTGCCCCAGGTTCCGGCGTTTTCGCCGGTTGCAGGGAGGGTCAGTCGCAGACTGGACGTAAAGGTTGATGGCATGGGTTACCTCAGAAGGTCAAAAACTTAGCCCGTATCAATATCAGCCCACTCGGCTGACTCAGGGCTCTCCACATCTTGCCACCCGGCAGACTGATCATCGTCTACATTCTGCCAGCCGTCAAGAGGGGCGGGGGGCGTGGGTTGCCATACCGGCGCTTGTGCAGTTGTTACATTCTGCCACGGCTGGGATGGCGCGGTGGTGACACACTGCCACCCAGGCGCTTGTGTGTCAGTTACTAAGACCCAGGTTGGGGTTTGAGCGGTGGTGGCGCATTGCCATGCAGGGCTCTGGGTATCGTTGATGTGCTGCCACCCAGGCGTCTGCGAGTCTTGGATGTGCTGCCACCCCGGCGTCTGTCCGTCTGGGACAACTTGCCAGTTAGGGTTCTGCGTGTCGTCAATGGTCTGCCAGCGATTCTGGGCAAAGATTGAATCAAACGCCCCACACTGCTCCAGCAGTGTTGCAATGAACAGCTTGCCAGCATCAAACAACTCCATCGCTTGAGCGGCTTCGCTCATGCTGGCTTGCCAGTCAACCTTGGCAACTACGGAGTCTGCGGCTCGTGCAGTCTCACTCACGCTGGCGGGCGTGATGGTCGTGGTCGTGACTGCGTCGGCAGCAGTTACACCTTCACTGACGCTTACATTGAATACGCTGCCAGCAGAAACAACATCGCTGGCTGTTGCTGTCTCCGAAATGTTGGCCGATGAGAGAAGCCCTGATGCAACAGCGTCAGACGCCTGTGCGTTCTCAGAGACTGCCGTGGCGAAGATTTGCTGTGCAGACGCAGCGTCAGAGACGGCAGCAGCTTCGTTTACGGCTGGATTGAACGTGCTGGCCGCGACAGCGAAGGCATCAGAGGCTTGTGCTGCCTCTGATACAGCCCCGAAGAACACAGGTGATGCAGAGACCGCGTCCGAAGCGCTCGCAGCAGTGTCGTTTAAACCGCCCCAAGGATCCTCACCCCAGGCTCCGGAACCCCAGCCTTGAGTGCCAATAAATGCGTTGAACGTGCTTGCGGCAACAGATACGGAGTCAGCCGCTGTGGCCGTTTCAGCTACGTTGGTTACAAAACGCTGCCCTGCTGATGTGCTATCAGCAGCCGTGGCACTCTCTGTGACCGCTGTGGCAAAGACTTGTTGTGTTGAAACCGCGTCAGATGCGGTTGCGGTTTCAGAAGTTGTTGAGGTAGGTGCCTGGGCCGCTGAAACGGTATCAGATGCCCTAGCCGTTTCAGAAACAGCCGATGTAAACGCTTGAGACGCCTGCGTTTGGTCTGCCGCAGTTGCCGTCTCAGATACAGCCGCTACGAACGATTGGGTGGCAACAACGCTATCCGCCGCAGTGGCCGTCTCTGTTACTGACGTTGCAAATACTTGGCGGGCTGCTACGGAGTCTGTTGCGGTGGCAGTTTCGGCAACCAGACCATTAAACGTGCTGGCAGCGACCGCGAAAGCATCAGAGGCTTGTGCCGTTTCAGATGCAAACGCATTGAATGCGGGGGACGCAGAAACTACATCCAGTGCAGTTGCGGCGGTGTCGTTTAAGCCGCCCCACGGGTCTTCACCCCAAGCCCCCGAGCCCCAGCCAGAAGTTCCGATGTAGGCGTTGAAGACGCTAGACGCTACAGATACGGAGTCAGATGCGCGAGCCGTCTCTGAAGTATTAGCAGCGAATACTTGCCCTGCGGAGACAGAGTCCGATGCAGAAGCTGTCTCTGATACTGCTGTAGCAAACGTCTGTATGGTTGATACAGAGTCGGACGCCCTGGCTGTCTCTGATACTGCTGTGTTAAACGCTTGCGCAGAACTGACTGCATCAGAGGTTCTGGCTGTTTCAGATACAGAAGCCCCAAAACTTTGGGATGCGGCAACTGCGTCAGATGCTCTGGCTGTTTCAGATGTAGCGGCAACAAATGCTTGAGAAGCTGCAGTACTGTCAGATACGTTTGCGGTCTCACTAACGGCGGTAACAAACGTCTGGCTAACCGCAACAGAATCAGACGCCCTAGCTGTTTCAGATACTGCGGTGTTAAATGTGCTTGCAGCAACAGCAAATGCGTCAGATGCTCTAACCGTCTCCGATACAGAACCAAAGAATGCAGGCGATGCAGAAACGGCGTCTGAGATACTTGCTGCCGTATCATTTAAGCCGCCCCAAGGGTCTCCACCCCAGGCACCAGAACCCCAACCAGAAGTGCCGATATAGGCGTTAAACGTGCTGGCGGCTACAGATACCGCATCGGATGCACGCGCAGTCTCGGATGCACTTGTACTGAATGACTGCCCTGCCGCTACTGCGTCTGACGCATTGGCCGTTTCCGAAACTGCCGTTGCAAATACCTGCCGCGCAGCCACAGCATCTAGTGCTGTAGCGGTCTCAGAAATTGCTGTGGCAAATGTTTGAGCAGCGGAGCTTGTATCTGATGCGCGGGCAGTCTCAGATATAGAGACACCAAATCCTTGCGCCGATGAAGTGGCGTCAGAGGCTGTGGCAGTTTCAGATGCAGAGTTACTAAATGTTTGCGCAGCACTAACACTGTCAAATGCAGTTGCCGTCTCACTTTCAGACGATGCAAATGTTTGTCTAGCAGTTACTGCATCTAGTGCTGTGGACGTTTCCGAAACTGCCGTTGCAAATGTCTGACGCGCAACTACGGAATCAGAAGCGTTTGCCGT